CATAAGGACGAGCTGGCGGCTAAGATGAAAGCTTACCGCGAGTCCCATAAGGACGAGCTGGCGGCTAAGATGAAAGCTTACCGCGAGTCCCATAAGGACGAGCTGGCGGCTAAGAAGAAAGCTTACTACGAGTCCCATAAGGACGAGCTGGCGGCTAAGATGAAAGCTTACCGCGAGTCCCATAAGGACGAGCTGGCGGCTAAGAAGAAAGCTTACTACGAGTCCCATAAGGACGAGCTGGCGGCTAAGATGAAAGCTTACCGCGAGTCCCATAAAGAACAACGGAACGCTTATCAGCGCAAATATTATCAAAAAAGCAAGCGCAGGAAGCAGCATGTTTTATCCAATAAAATTCAAAAGGAGGCATCCTAAAAATGTCCGAACATAAAAATACCGCCCCGGCTGTTGGAGCAGCGCAGGGCGGAAAAAGAATGGACGATACTGTAAAAGTACAACATAATCCGGAAAATGTCAAGCTTTCCCCGGAAGCAGAGTCAAAATTAAACGATCTGGCTGCAGCTGATCCGGTCGGAACGATGCTTGATCTGTTTAATGCCATGCGTCCGCATGATCTACGCTCCGGCACAAAAATCAAGCTGAGCTGCCACGGGTACACGGTATCCGTTAAGAGGGAGGATACAAAATGAAAACATCACTCATTAAAATCAGAAGCGCTTTTGGTGTTCATGAAACCGAATTATCTGACAAGTCGGTTGAATTAACTGGTCGCAAGGGTACCGGAAAGTCATCTGTTTTAGACGCAATTCGGTATGCTCTCACAAACCGTTCAGACCGCGATTACATAGTAAAGCAGGGCGCAGATGAAGCCGAAATTATCATTGAAACTGATACCGGTCTGAAAATTGACCGTAAGCAAAAGGCAGCTTTAGATACATCTGACCTCAAATTAAAGGAAAACGGATTGAACGTGCCCCGGCCTCAAACATTTTTGAATGATATTATTACCCCACTTCAATTAGACCCAGTGGAATTTATTCAAAAGCCTATTGCTGAACAGAATCGTATCATTCTAAATTTGATTGATTACCAGTGGGACATGCAGTGGATTCAAGACAAATTCGGCGAAATTCCAAAAGGCGTTGATTATAAACAAAACATCTTGTCGGTCTTGGATCAAATTCAGTCTGAAAAAGGTGTTTACTATCAAACCAGGCAGGAAATTAACAGTGAAAAGCTGTTCAAAAAGAAAGCTTCCGAAGATATTGCGCTTTCCATTCCGGAACATTTTAATGCTGAGAAGTGGGAGTTGTACGATACCGGCGCAAAATATCAGGAACTGAATAAAATTCAGCAGGAGAACAGCAAAATTCAGCGTGCAAAAATGTTCCGTGACAGCTATGAAAATAAACTGCGCGGTATCACTGCGGACCGTGACATTGCAATCTCTAACATTAAAGAACAGATTTCCGGTGAGCGTGAAGGACTCGAAAAGACCATTGAACGTCTAAAAGCCGAAATTCGTTCCGCGGAGGACAAGCTCGTCGGGCTTGATTCGAAGTTGCAGGATAAAATCGCTGTCGCAGAAGCTGAATTTAAAGAAGCCAAAACAAAATTGGACGCTGATACCGGAATTGCAAATAAATATGCCGATATGGAGCCGACTCCTACCGATGCACTTCAATCTGAAATCAGTACTGCCGAAGCTATGAAAAAGCACCTCAACGAATACTACCGCATGAAAAAGATGCAGGAAGAAGTTGATAATCTGCAAGCAAAATCCGATGCTCTGACTGAAAAAATTGAGCTTGCAAGGAAATTGCCCGGTGAAGTTCTTTCTGAGGCAAAGATTCCAGTTGAGGGCCTTACCGTCAAAAACGGAATTCCTCTTGTTCATAATCTGCCATTAAGCAATTTGTCAGACGGCGAAAAATTGGATTTATGCGTTGACGTTGCAATCAGTAATCCGAAGGGTCTGCAGATCATTTTGATTGATGGGGCCGAGCGTCTGGATGACGAAAGCCGCGCGGCACTATATGCCAAATGCAAAGCTAAAGGACTGCAGTTTATTGCAACCAGAACAACAAATGATAACGAATTGAAGGTGACGGAATTATGAGTAAAACTCACTGGAAAAAGCTAACCAATCCAGACTATTTAGGTGCCTATGCGCTGGATCCCGGAAAAGATCTCGTCGCAACAATTCAGTATGTGTGTGAGGAAAAGGTTGTTGGATCAGATGGGAAGAAAGAGGATTGTACTGTTGTACATTTTCAAGAAAGCATTAAGCCTTTGATCTTGAATGTTACCAATGCAAAAACCATTGAAAAGGTCTATGGGACCCCTTTCATAGAGGACTGGGCCGGGAAAAAAATTCAAATTTATTCCGCAAAAGTCAAAGCGTTTGGAGAAGTAGTGGAAGCTCTTAGAATCCGCCAACTTGTTCCAAAGGAACGTTCGCACCCTTCCGCCCCACCTAAATGCGGAAAATGCGGGTCGGAAATTAAAGCGTTTGACGAATCTAGGGATGCTGCCTTTATGGCGGCGTACACAGCGAAAAAATACGGACAGCCTCTTTGTTCAGACTGTGCAAAAAAGGAGTCTCAGGGGGAATTAGAGCATGCTGACAAATGAAAATTATTTTTCTCCTGAAAACCAGTTAAGGTATATGGGGTCAAGCCAATTTAAAGCATTTCAAAAGTGTGAAGCTGCCGCTTTGGCTGAGCTTAAAGGAGAATTTCAGCGAGAGCAAACAACCGCGCTATTAGTGGGATCCTATGTGGACGCATATTTTGAAGGTACAATTGACCAATTTCGAGCATTACACCCGGAAATATTCAAGCGTGACGGTAACTTAAAATCAGATTACATACAAGCGGAAGAAATCATAAACCGAGTTACGCGTGACGATCTGTTCGTGCGGTATATGAGCGGTGATTCTCAAGTAATTATGACCGGGACAATTGCAGAAGTTCCCTTCAAAGTTAAAATCGACAGCTTACACCCCGACAAAATTGTTGATTTGAAATGTATGAAAGATTTTGGGCGTGTGTGGTCAGACCGTCAATGTCAGAAACTGCCTTTCGCGGAAGCGTGGGGGTATGACATCCAAGGGGCAATCTATCAAGAAATTGTAAGACAGAATACCGGTAAGCAACTTCCGTTTTATCTGGCCGCTGTAACGAAGCAGAAAGTTCCGAGAATCGGAATTTTCTCCATTTCTCAACAGCAATTAGATTTCCAACTGCAAGTGATAGAAGAAGCTGCTCCTAAGTATCAAAGGATTAAGCTTGGACAGCTTCAGCCCGAACGGTGCAATCAACTAGATTGCGATTATTGTGCAGCTACAGCCGTTTTAACTGCACCAATTGATTATCAGGAGATTGATTTATGAATTTGATTGTAATAAAAGGACGATTAACCCGGGACCCGGATCTGAAACAAACATCGAACGGGGTCTCTGTCTGCAGCGTGGATATTGCAGTGGACAGAAACTATCAAAAGGATCAAAACAATAAAGCGACAGACTTTTTTAGTATTACTGCATGGAGAGGAACCGGAGAATTTCTGTCTAAATATTTTAAAAAAGGGCAGGAAATTCTCGTCAGAGGAGAAATGCAAAGCCGAAAGTATCAAGATAAAAGCGGAAACAATCGAACAGCGTGGGACTTGATTGCCGACAAAATTGAATTTTGCGGGTCAAAGGAAACTTCGGATGATAATCACTATCATTCCACCCCGGCTCCTGACATTGAAGCTGAAACCACAGCTTCTAGCGAACAAGCAAAAATTCCGGAAATTCCTTCTGCTGCTGATTTTGAGGAAATTCCGGATGACGACTTGCCGTTTTAATTATGTGGCAAGAAATTATAAATGCTGTTTCGGCTGAAATGCTGGTGGAACAATATGGATTTCATCCAGTCCGACATCGAATCGTATGCCCTTTCCATAACGATCACCACCCCAGTCTTACTCTATACCCGGAAAATCGCGGATGGTGGTGTTTCACCTGTGGAGCCGGCGGATCCATTATTGACTTTGTAGCAAAATACTTTGATTTATCTCCTTTGGATGCAGCCAAAAAAATTAATGACGATTTTCACCTTGGCATCATTGGAGAAAGACCATCACGTATGGCAAGGCAAAAAGCCCGGCATCAGCAGCTTATGGTACAGCAAAAGCAAAAACAATTGCAAGAGGACGAAATGGCCTTAATTCGAGAGTTTAGGCATCGATATCATATTAGTCCACCCCCTGCAAATGTGCCTCCTGACAGTCCTTTATGGGGCCAATATGCAGCAAATCTCGGGAGACTTGATTATTTGGAATGGAGGCTTGATTTTGGAATTTCATTACGCAAAAGAGGATTTTGAAACTCCGAGTCCATATGAGATGATTCTTGAAATCAAGGATCCGTTTAAAAAGCAAATCACAATTAAAAATCTGGCAGAATATGCTAAGAGCCTTAAAATTAATAATTTCGGACGGCTATTACATGCTTACGAAGAATCTAAAAATCCAACCAGCAAAATGATCATGACTAATAGCCTCACTCGATTTACCAATCAACCAATCGAACTAGATTCCGGGGAATGGCACGCAGATGATTTTGGTGTATATTGCTATAACCGCGACGGAGCAGAAGAATATGCGTGTCCTCATCCAATTATTCCTGTAGAGAGGCTGGTCAATATAGACTCCGGAGTCGAAAAATTAAAAATTGCATTTTGTAAGGGAGATAAGCGGTGGCGCTCCATTATTGCAGAAAAGTCCGTATTAGCCAGTCGCCAAAAAATCTTGCAGCTTGCCGATCAGGGAGTCGCAGTTACCAGCGAAAGTGCTGCCTCCCTGGTGCGTTATCTCTCAGATATTGAAAACCTGAACTATACGGAAATTCCAGAAAAAAAGAGCGTATCTCGACTAGGATACATTCCGGAAGAAGGGTTTTCTCCCTATGTGGAAGGATTAATATTCGATGGAGATGTGAACTTTAAACACATTTTCAATTCTGTACAGCACCATGGCAACCGTCAGGAATGGTACTCTCTCGCTAAACAAATTCGATTAGGAAATGTTATGGCAAGAATTGTCCTTGCTTCGTCGTTTGCGTCTGTACTGGTTCACCCCTGCGGTGCTCTGCCGTTCTTCGTCCATTTATGGGGAGGAGAATCCGGCACGGGAAAAACGGTGGCTCTGATGCTTGCCGCCAGCGTTTGGGGCAGTCCGGAAATGGGACGATACATACAAACATTTAACAGCACTGTGGTCGGTCGTGAAAAACTAGCCGCATTTTTAAATCATCTGCCTCTATGCGTAGACGAATTACAGCTTGCCAAGGACGCACGAGGAAAGATGATGTTCGATGTCTATGCGTTGGCCGAAGGCGTGGGACGCACAAGGGGAAATAAAAATGGCGGCGTTGATCAAACCCCTACCTGGTCCAATTGCATCCTGACAACCGGAGAAACTCCAATCACAGGCAACGGATCCGGTGCAGGCGCTATCAACCGTGTAATTGAAATAGAATGTCAATCCGCTGAAAAAATTATCGAAGACGGTCATTCCGTCAGCAATATCGTTAAAAAGAATTATGGATTTGCCGGGCAGGAATTTGTTGCCAAATTATATTCTGACGGTGAAGATAACGTAAGCCAGTGTGCAGCCTTATATAAAGACTTTTTTAAACAGCTATCCGATAACGATACAACGGAAAAACAGGCTATGGCGGCAGCTGTTGTGCTTACAGCGGACAAGTTGGCTACCGAATGGTTATTCCGTGACAATAAGGCTTTAACGGTCAAGGAAATTGCACAATTTTTGGCGTCTAAAGCAGCCGTATCCAGCGGAGAGCGCGGATATCGATATATGTGTGATTGGGTTACACAGAACGCAAACCGCATGCGGCTAGACACAGATCAAGGCGACGTATTTGGACTTGTTCAAAATGATGTAGCATTCGTGATTTCCAGCGTGTTCCGAAAAGCTGCGGAGGACGGCGGATTTTCTTCCCCTGCGCTGCTCAGCTATTTGAAACAGCGTGGACTCATTGAAACCAGAGGAAGAGCGTACACAAAATGTAAACGAATCAATGGGGTTGCTACAGAATGTGTCTGCATGCAGCTTCCAAAGGTTGAACCTGATTTGTCAAAGGAGGATCTTCCTTTTTAATGCGGAACACGTTCCGCGCTTGTTACTACAAATAAATCGCATAGCAATGCGGGTTGTGCCGACCGCGGAACTGCGGAACAAAAACATGCACTATGTTATAGAGAAAAATAAAAAAATCAATTACTTAAAAAATAGTTTCCGCGCGTTGCAAAAATGTGCAAAACTGTTCCGCAGTTCCGCAATGACCTGTAAGCCCGCATTACAACTCACTTTTTTCTGAGGAACATGTGTTACTCACTTGCTCCCCAGTTCCTCAAAATCGAGGTGATTCTTTATCAATCAATTATCTTTGCGTCCATATCAAGCAGACGCACTAAGAAAGACCAAACAATCTATGAAGCACCACCACAAACGTCCATTGGTAGTCATGCCGTGTGGTGCTGGAAAAACAGTTATGTTTGCATATATGGCAGAACAGTCTCAATCACGTGGAAATACCGTGTGGTTTTTAGTACACCGGCGCGAATTGTTAGATCAAACAATTGAGACGTTTCAAAGGTTTAATATTCCGTTAAAAACTATCCATATCGGTATGATTGCAACTTATGCCAACCATCCGGAACGGTATCCTAGACCGGACTTTATTATTTTCGACGAAGCCCATTTCAGTATGGCCACTACATGGCAAAAACTGATTGATCAATATCCAGAAGCTTTTATTGTCGGACTAACCGCCACTCCATGCCGGCTAGACGGAAAACCACTGGGCGCCACTTATGATGATATGATCGTCGGAATTTCAACCCGTGAATTAATTCAAGAGGGATATTTATCACATTATCGATATTTTGCTCCATCCATCGCTGATTTGTCCCAACTGAAAAAGCGAGGATCTGACTTTGACGCAGAGCAAGCATCCGAATTGCTTATGCAGCGGGCGGTCTATGGAGATGTAATTGAATCATATCGCAAATATGCGAATGGATTACAGACAATCTGCTATTGTTCCAGCATTAAACATTCTGAGGCAATGGCAAAAGAATTCCGGGACGCAGGAATAAATGCGGTTCATTTTGATGGAAATACTCCAGCTGCAGAGCGAAAACAAATTGTTCAGGATTTCAGAGACAAGAAAATACAGGTTCTATGCAATGTGGATTTGATTTCCGTTGGGTTCGATGTTCCGGACTGCTGGTGCTGCATTTTACTCCGACCGACAATGAGTACCGCGCTACATATTCAACAGGCTGGGCGAGCACTCAGGCCACAGGAAGGAAAGACTGCCATTATTTTAGACCACGTTGGAAATTACACCCGTCATGGGCTTCCTGACGACCCAAGAGAATGGTCTCTTAACAGTAAATTAAAATCCCCATCCCGATACAATTCAGACGGTACTCTATCAGTTAGGCAGTGCCCGGAATGCTATTTTACATTTCCGTCCGGTCCAGATGTTTGTCCAAATTGCGGAGCTCTTGTTAGAAAGACGCAGGAAGAAATCAAAAATATTAAAAAGATCCATATGGAAGAAGTTAAACAAAATTACCGAAAAAAAGCTGCAACGGCAGTCCGTAAAAAATCGGATATTTCCGAATGCCACAACATGGCCGAGGTAATGGCATGGTGTAAGCAAAACGGTAAAAAGCCGGGCTACGGCTATTATTTTGCCAGAGCGAAAGGGATGATTGGGGCATGAAACCAATTTTATTTAGCACCGAAATGGTGCGGGCTATACTGGACGGCAGGAAAACAACCACAAGGCGGGTGATTAAGCCGCAGCCAGTAAAGTTTGTAGAAGCGAGTAACGGATTACTTGCAGGTTGCAGATGTGATAATTTGTATCCGAATTATGGCGGCAGACTAATCAAGTATCCATGTGAAAAAGGCGACATCCTCTATGTGCGGGAAACATTTTGCAAGCTATGGAAGTTGGACGGCAACGACCAAATTATTGAGGGTACTGAAAATTACTACTATGCCGCTGACGGGCATAATCCAACTCCATTTAATTGTTTCCCTGATGAAGACGGATTTCACAGTGATAGAGATTGCCCTAAATGGCGCCCGTCCATCCACATGCCAAAGGAAGCCGCCCGCATTTTTCTCCGCGTGACCGACGTTAAAGCGGAGCGGTTGCAGGATATTACAGACGATGGAGCCGAAGAAGAGGGTTGCAATGACGCCACTTCAACTGCAATGGGATTTCCTTTTGTATGGGATAGCACCGTCAAGAAACCCGGCCTTAATAAATACGGATGGAACGCCAATCCATGGGTATGGGTAATCAGCTTTGAAAGGACGGCACGTCCTGATGAAAAATAAGCTCTTTGTTTCTAAGCCTTCCGACCGTGAAACCGTCTTAACCATCCTAGCAATGAATGGCTATACTGTGCGGGTTGGAAAAGAAAAAAATAAAAACAATCGAACTGTTTATTTTATCGAATATTGGGAGGAAACAAATGCTTGAATCTAAAATTCAAAATTCAATTCGCTGTGCATTGTCAAAGTACGGAATCGTGTTTCGCACTAATTCCGGAGAGTTTTGGCAAGGAAAACAAGTCTATTCGCAAGAATTTAAGCAACCGGTTTTGACTAATCTTCGCCGTGTGCAGGGACTTCCAAAAGGATTTTCCGATTTGATTTTTTTCAGGAATGGTGGCCAAACGGTGTTTATTGAAACCAAAAACGAAGTTGGACATTTACGCCCTGATCAAAAGAAATTTCTCAGTCGAATGCAGTCCATGGGCTTTTTGGCAGGCGTTGCGAGATCTGACGTGGAAGCGGTGAAATTAATTGAGAAAAAATTATAAAGATTCTCCTCATATAGTTCCCCCTGATAGCCCAAACGGAAGAGCAAAAACTTTAAATCAATTGGCACGGCAAGAATTCCCTGATCTAAGTGAATTATCAGAAAATGAGCAGAAATATGTAACTGCTGTCCATGATATTTTGCAGCGCTATCAGCATCACGAAATCTGTGCGGATCAAGCCAAAGCTGAGCGGCAATTGTTGCAAATATCATGCTTGCAAGAGGGACTAATGCTATGAAAAATAATTTACTTGCCCGTGAAGCGAAAATGAAACGAGAAGCTTATAACAGTGGATATGAAATTGGAAGAGAAATTGAACGCATGGTGATGGTGATCGCACTCAATGAAATCTATGGATTTGCCGGTGACCGGCTTTCAAAATTGGAACCGGTAATGAACAAAATTTTTGAGGAAATGAAAACAGATGATCCGGACTTATTTGCAACTCATCTTATCAAACGTGCAGAGCAAATCAAAGGCGTGAAAGTTGGTGATCCGTCACATGCCTAATGAAATCACTTTAGAGTCAGATATTTACAGTCTCTGCCTTATCACAGCGCACAGTTATTATGCACTGCTGCGACGCCGGGACAAGCTGGAACGGGAGATTATACTTGCCAGTCCTCCCCCACCGGACGGACAGCCAAGTGTGCACGGCGGAAACAATGAGACCGCGGATAAAGCCGAACGGCTGATTGTTCGTCAGGAACGATTGAATATTAAAATTAAAGCAATTGAACAGGCGTGGAACACAATGCCGGACGACACCAGCAAAGAATTTATTCGACTGAATATGTTTGAACGAATAGGGGCCGACTACATAGCGCTGCCATTGTCACGAAAGACCATGTATCGACGCAGGCATAAATTTTTAACTGAACTCGCAAAAAATCTTTATGAAATTTAAAAGATGGCCACTTTTTAATGAAATCGGGTAGTAAAATGATATTGTGAGAAATTGATTAAAAGACTCGTTTAACATAGATACATTTTTCCTACCTTCCTTCATTTGTCCCCGCTGACTATTGCCAGTGGGGATATTTTATGCAGATAGCCTGATGCAAAAGGTGTTGGCTGATTCCGGATAAGCAATAGCCCGGCAGGTTCATCACCTGCTGTCTGCTCCAAACGATTGTAATTTTTAAGGAGGTGGCACCATGCTGCCATGTGATCATTGTCCGCAGAATAACACTATAAAGACCGGGTGTCCAGCGTGTGCCCTCCCCTATTGTCCGCTGGATCCGCATCACCGAATCGACCTAGATAAGCAGATACGCAATCTTGAGTGTCTTCCCCAGCGCTCCATCCAGCAGGAAGCTGATCTTCGCCGGCTGCGGACACAATGGACTACTGACTTGATGCTGATTGGTCAGCGTCCTCCGGGTGGTGGTCCCTAAATGGCAAAAGGAAAGTATCAAAAGTGGTTAACTTCGGATGGACTGACACTGCTGCAAGGTTGGGCGCGGGATGGCTTAACGGATGAGCAGATTTCTCATAACATGGGAATTAGTCGGAAAACACTCGCCCTATGGAAAACAAAGTATGGTGACATAGGTGACACCCTAAAAAAGGGTAAAGAAGTTGTTGACATTGAGGTTGAGAACGCTCTTCTAAAAAAAGCAAAGGGATACAACGCTGAGGTACATAAGACCTTTAAAGTCAAAGAAGTCTATTATGATGAGGAAGGCAGACGCTGCGAAAAAGAACATCTCGAAACCGGAATTGATGAAGTTCATATTGCGGCCGATACACCAGCACAAATTTTCTGGTTGAAAAATCGTCGACCCGACAAGTGGCGGGATCATCCAGATAATAACAGCGTATCTGCCGAAGATCGTATCTCTGGTTATCTAAACGCCTTGGAGGGTACTGTAAAGAATGAGCCTAAATAATCTTTATCATGAAAAGCAACAAGAAGTCCTGCGTCGAGCTATGACGCAGGACTATTTTATGCTGATCAATCACGGCGCCAAACGTTCCGGCAAGACGGTACTCGACAATGACCTGTTCTTATATGAACTGCGTCGGGTACGCGCTAACGCCGCCGCTGCCGGGATTTCAAACCCGCAGTACATTTTAGCTGCCGCTGACATTGGAAGCATACACCGCAATATTCTCAATGAACTGTCCGGTAAATACGGCCTCCAATTTCAGTTTGATAAGTTTAACCGCTTTCAATTGTTCGGCGTTCAGGTGTGTTGCTTCGGCCATAGCAAAATCAATGATATGGGGCGTATCCGAGGCATGACTGCCTGGGGCGCTTACATCAACGAAGCATGCGTTGCAAATGAAGAAGTATTCGACGAAATTAAATCCCGATGTTCAGGTGACGGTGCCCGGATCCTTATGGATACCAACCCGGCCGACCCTGCACACTGGCTCAAAACAGATTATATCGACAAGGCTGACGGTAAAACGATCGTGCAGTATCCATGGAGGCTTGACGACAATACCTTCCTGTCAGAAAGATACCGGCAGAATATAAAAACCTCTACCCCGTCCGGCATGTTTTACGACCGCGATATTAACGGTGCGTGGGTATCGGCCGACGGTGCTGTCTATCCGGACTTTGACGAAAAGGTTCATTACATATCCGCTGACAAGGTTCCAATCGACGAGATCAGTCGATGGTTCGTCGGAGTCGATTTCGGTTGGGAACACTGGGGCGCGTTTGTACTGATCGGCCGCACAGAAGGCGGCCGGTACTACCTGTTCCATGAGTGGGCTGCACAGCATCGGCACATCGACAACTGGATCAAGATCGGGCAATCGATCAAGGATCAGTATGGGGATATTAATTTCTACTGTGATTCTGCACGGCCGGATTTAATTCAGCAAATGCGCATTAATGGACTGCGGGCAATCAATGCCCGGAAAGACGTGCTTGCCGGTATTTCCGAAGTTGCAAGTCTCTATAAGCAAAAGCGACTGTTTATTGTGCGGGAAAATGTCAGCAGGTTCCCTCATGAGATATACTCTTATGTCTGGAAAAAGGGAACTGACGAACCGGTAAAGATCGACGACGACGTGCAGGACGCGATCCGGTACGGAATTTACAGTGATAAAAAATATGGGAGGTGATTATTCTGATACCAGATTTTATTTATTCTGAGCTTGTTGGACCTTATGGACCCGACGTGCTCCAACGTTTAGGAAAGATTGAGGATTATTACTCGATCTACAATAACGGTGCACGCTTTGAGGTAGACACGGGTGGTGACTATGTTCCGGCAAAGCTGCCGTCGAAGCAAATTAAGAAGCTGATCCGGCGCGAAGCACAGTTTCTTTTCGGCAAATCTCCGGAAATCAAAGTAATCTGTCCAGAAGAAACTGAAACAAAAGACGGACGTCCAAATGAATCTAACATGCAGACGTATCTTAATAAGGCCTTTAAGTCTAACCTATGGCGGGATAAGCTGATCAAAGGCGCTCGTGACTGTCTGATCGGCGGCAGAGTCGCTCTTAAAGTAAACGTAACCGAAGATAAGCTGAGCATCATGTTTGTGCCTGCAGATGGCTTTGTGTATGAGACAGCGCTTGACGATGTGGATACATTGGAACGTATTGTATTTTTCTATACGATGCAGGACGATGCCGACCGGTCTCGGCAGCGCATTTGGGTACAGAAATACCGCAAGGAAGGCACCCGTTGCTTACTCGATGAGCGCATTACGGACGGCTACGGCCAAACGATAGAATGGGACGGCACAAAGCGGGATTACGACACGGGACTTGACAGGATACCAGCCTATGTAATCCTTAACGATGGTCTGTCCGGTGATACGGAAGGCGTCAGCGAAATCCGGGATCTAATGTGTGATGATGCCTGGTATGGTCGGTTAAAGTCCGGCAACATTGATTCCCTGCGTAAGGGCATGAATCAGATTACATACATGTCAGGCGTTGATCCTAGCTGCATGAAGTCTTTCCGCTGTGCCCCCGGCGCTTTATGGGATCTAAAAGGTGATCTTGCACAGGCAAGCGACGGCGGTGCTCCTAATGTACAGGTTGGAACCATTTCCAACACCTTTTCTTACGCTTCCGCTTTTGCAGATACCGAATCCACTATCAAGCAGGACATGCACGATCTTGTCGGCGTGCCTGATCTTAACCAGGAGAGTACCCGCAACGTGATTACCAGCGGCAAAGGATTAAAGACCTTGTACTGGCCGCTGATCTGCCGCTGTGAGGAAAAGATGAATGCCTGGGGGCCGGCGCTCGAATGGCTCACAGAACTGCTGCTTTATGCAGCCGATGTCAATCCGAACCTTAAAAATGTCTATGGAGCCTTTGAGGCAGACAATCATGTGATCATGATCGATAATCAGTATCCCCTGCCGGAAGATGAGGATGAAGAAAAGCAGCTTGACCTATCCGAAGTTTCCAACAAGACCAGATCTATTAAGAGCTACCTTACGAAATGGGGCGGTCCAAACAGTAAGGGCATGACTCCTGAGGAAGCAGACGCTGAGCTACAACAGATCGCCAAAGAACAGCAGATGATGCAGGACAGCTTTGCAGCTGAGCCCTCCCCGGCTGGTGACGAGTAATGTCCGGCCGGCTGGGAAATTACTGGGAGCTCGTTAAAGCCGCCGAGCAGGCGCGTATTGCAATCACGAAGGCACAACAAAAACAGATCGCCGATCTCTATCAGGAAATCGCGGACGACTTAAACCACCGCCTGCAGCGATACGATTCTAAGTCCCTTACCTATCGGTGGGTCAAGGATTATGCAAAGAGCCTACAGAAAGACAGTAAGCGACTCTATACAACGATTAAAGCAGGAGTTGCGGATAGTTTGCTACAGTCTGCAAAAGCCCCTGTAAAGGCAGAGCAGACGTTTTATTCTGATATTGCTCCGGAACTTTCGAAACATGCTTCTGATGCACTCTCCCAACATTTTTCCGATGTGTTTTCCAGAGTCCCGCAGTCTGCCGCCGATGAGCTGATGTCCGGTGGAATATACAAAGACTTTTCCGGGCTGTCTGATCGAATTTGGAACTACCGCAAAAAGTATAACCGAGATATCCAGACCGTGATCGTCAAGGGAATTCAGGCGCAGAAATCCGCCTTTGACCTTGCGAAGGATCTGGAAATGTACGTTGATCCAAAGGCTGCGAAACCCTGGAACTGGAACGTTGTTTATCCAGGTGTCAATCAAGTGGTTGACTATAACGCGCAGAGGCTTGCCCGTACAGCGGTTACACATGCTTATCAGCTGTCATTTCAGCGAGCGACAAAAGATAATCCTTTCGTGGAATCGTACAAGTGGCACAGCAGTCACAGTGCCCGCATGTGCGAGCTCTGCGCACAGCGTGACGGCAGGATTTATCAGAAAGACGCTCTCCCTTTCGACCACCCAAACGGCATGTGTACAGTCACGGCGGTGATTCCGAAAAGCTATGATGAGATCGGTAAAGAATTAGGCGACTGGGCTGCCGGAAAAAGCGACAATCCCGAACTTGATAAATGGCTATTGAAATCCGGCGATAGCATACGAACTCTATCAATGGGGCGCAGAAGTTCCCCATGATTCACAGGATTAAATATCATTTCAGAATGAAGCAGCCTTTATAGGGCTGCTTTTTTCATACAAAAAATTGACCGGCCCGACGTCGCGAAACTACGGGGCAACAGAGGATCGGCACCTCGTTAAAAACGTGTGTTGTGAAAGGAGAACTTATGGACAGGAAATTTTTAGCTGACCTCGGTCTTGAGAAAGATGTGATTGACAAAATCTTGGATCAACATGGCACAGAGATTACTACCCTGCGCACTCAGCTTAAGACCAAAGACACCGAGATCGGCGCCTTGCGCACAGACCTTACGGCAGCTAACACAAAGATTGCAGGTTTTGAAAACGTCGACGTAAAAGATCTGCAAGCTCAGCTGAGCGCCGAAAAGGAAGGGCGCACCAAAGACCGGCAAACATGGAATCTACAGAGTGCTCTCACTGCCGCCGGCTGCAAAGATACGGATTACATCATGTTTAAACTGGGCGATACCGTGAAATTTGCAGACGACGGATCCTTAAAAGATTCCGATGCTCTGCTGGAATCCTGCAAAAAAGACTATGCTGCTATGTTTCCGCAGGCTGATCCTAACAAAGATCCGGAAAATAAGCCAAACGGCGGAACCGGGAGTCTTGGAAACTTTCAGCGGCAGCATGACGAACCAAAAGACACAAAAACGACAAAAGAACAGTTCGGAAAAATGGGGTATCTTGAACGTATCAACTTTAAGAAAGAACACCCCGATGAATTTGCCGAACTGTCCAAAGCTGATTAAAGAAAGGACATGATATTTTATGGCAGATGGAATTACAACGCTCGCCCAATTGATTGACCCTCAGGTTATGGCGGGCATGATCGAAGAAAAACTCACTGATCTGATTAAACTTTCCCCTCTTGCAACTACGGATACCACCTTGCAGGGACATGCAGGCGATACCGTAACGCTCCCGAAGTATGCTTACATCGGCGATGCGGAAGATGTTGCCGAGGGCGGTGCCATTCCGATTTCCCAGCTAGCACAATCCAGTGTTTCCGTAAAGGTAAAAAAAGCCGGAAAAGGCGGAAAGATTACCGACGAGTCTTTGCTTTCCGGCTATGGCGATCCGCTTGGAGAGCTCAGCAAACAGTTAGGCCGGTCCATCGCTTCCAAGGTGGATAATGACTGCTTGGCAGCGCTGGGTGGAATTAAAACTGCGATGACCGTTGATGTCAGCGCAACAAGCATTATTTCCAGCAGTGTCATTGCAGACGCGCTTGTAAAGTTTGGTGAAGATCTGGACGGTACTAAAGTGCTCTTTATCTCCCCGGCGCAGCTGGCACAGATTCGCCATGACGCGGATTATCTCAAGCCCTCTGAAATGACCTCCCAGGCAATCATGAGCGGCACACAGGGCGAAATCTGGGGCTGTCAGGTAGTTGTATCTAATAAGATCAAAGCCGTGTCCGGAAAATTTACGAACTTTATCGTAATGCCGGGTGCTCTCGCAATCTATCTCAAACGTGGCGTTGAGGTGGAAAACGCCCGTGACATTGAACATAAGCTTACTACCTTTACAGCGGATGAGCATTATGTGGCTTATCTTTCCAACGAAAGCAAAGCGATTAAACTGATCACGGCAGAGACCAAGCCTGCATCTGTGCCATCCGGGACTTAAGGAGGTATAAGAATGGCTGGCATGACTCCGCTGGAAGAACTTAAAATGCTGTGCCGCGAAAAGCAAGCGCCTTATTTTGATGATGACGAGCTCAATTATCAGCTCCAGCGCGCCGGCGGAGACGTCAATCTTGCTGCCTACCGCTGTCTGATTGTGAAGGCAGAAAACAGCACCGTACAAGTATCCGGTCTAACACTCGCAGATACTTCTCGCTACTGGCTGCGCCTTGCCGCTTCTGTAAGGCCGTCGGGCTCATGTGTGATTCAGGGAGGATGATTTTATGGGATTGATACAGCAGGCTTATACGCTTTCACAGGCGATTGAGCGGCATGGTAAATCCGCAGAGCTGTGGCGTCCTGGTAAAGGGCAGTACGGCTCCCCCGGCGTTCCGGAAAAAGTTACTGACCTGCAGGGACTTTTCCACACGTCAAGCGGATATTTAGATATTACGATGCAGGACAGTGGAAAATTGACAAACCACAAACAGCCTATGTTTCTCATTATGCATTCAGAATATCCCAAGAAGAGCGACACCCTGAAAATCAGCGGCCACACTTTTACAGTGAACACGGTGGACGATGTCGGAATGCTGGGAATCTGCATGGACTTGTCCCTTACGGAGGTTGATGAATCATGAGCATGTTTGATTTATCTGAAATCTACCAGTCACTTGACGCGCTTCCCCAAAAAGTACAGCAGGCATTGATGGCCTATGGCCGCACTGCCGCGAGTAAAATTGAAGCAAAAGCGAAGGAAGATCGTCCATGGACAGATCGGACAGCACAGGCACGAGATCGGCTGCACGGCGACTGTACGCGAATCGATACCGGGATTCGTATTTCTCTAGCGCACGGCGTGGAATACGGTGTCTATCTGGAATTTGCCAACGAAAAGAAATATGCGGTAATTTATCCGACTCTGCAGCAGGAAGGTCCCGGGGTCATGAACGGTCTGCAGGGTCTATTTGATCGGGTGTGATGCGTATGTGGAAAACAATTTACGACTATCTCAAAAGCAAGGGCTTTGATGTATATGCCCTCGGGCAGCATGCGGGCACCTGTAAGACACCATACATCGTCATCCGCAACAACGGCGACGGCGCGCGCGGAATTACTATGGAGCAGACTCTTTATGAGCTGCTCCTTTATTATCCCTCAGACTTTTATTATCAGTTTGAGGATTATATCGACTCTGTAAAGCAGAGCATGAACGGTCTCTTCCCGACACTCAAACTGGTAGACGGTCCAAGCCCTCATTATCTTGATCCCGATGTACTGGGCTACATGACAAACCTTACTTACAGGTTGATTAAAGAATCTAAAGTAAATCGTAATTAAAGAAAGGAACTGATATTATGGCAGGAACTCTTACAAAACCGAAGGGTATGGCGCTGATCGACTGCGCCATGATTGTCTTTGAGCCTGACGACACCACTATAGCACCGATTGCAATCACATCCGGTACAAAGCTCGGAGTAGAACAGCAGACTAAAGCGACGGACGCGGTGGAGCTCGTCATTAAAGGCCAAATGTACGCAAAGAAACCGGAGGAAACTACAATCACCGGTCATAAGCTGACTCTAACCGACAACCTGGTGATTATGGATCTGATCCAGATGTTGCAGGGTGGTATTCTGACAAAGGACGAAACCAGTGAAAAAATCACTGGGTACACTCCCCCAGTGTCCGGTAAGTCCGAAGGAAAGCCGGGTACTTTGAAAGCATACTCCGCAATCATGGAAGGCTCCACTATTGCAGGTTATTCCTGCATCGCTTATCCGCATTGTGTTGGCGTACCGGTCTGCATGGGCGCTGAGGATAACGTGTTCCAGGTTAATGAGTACACGATCAACAGCACCCCGGGCAGCGGTCAGGCAGCATATGAAATGACAATCGTTGATGCGCTCCCCACAGTAACGGCGGCGTAAAGTAATCCAACGGCAGGGGCGGGTTTAATAGCCCCTGCTTCCAGAAATCTAAAATTTAGGAGGAAATATTATTATGGCAGTTACAAATATCTCTGAAATCAAAAAGTATGCGGACGGTGTGGAAGTCGATCTTCCCGGATTTGCAGAAGATGAAGTCTTTACGGCAAAGCTCCGGCGTCCGTCTATGCTCCTTTTGGCACAGTCCGGTGATATTCCAAACCCGCTTCTGCATACCGCCGCAGACTTATTTACCGGCGGTACAAACAAGGCCGGTGAAGGCGACTTTCTAAACATGGCAAAGGTGTTTGAAACCATTGCGAAAGCATCTCTTGTCTCCCCTTCTTATGATGAACTGCAGGCTGCTGGAATCAATTTAACCGATGTGCAGCTCACTTACATCTACAATTACAGTCAGACGGGGGTTGATATCCTCCGTCGATTTCGTCAAGAGTCAAAGCCTTCTGGGGACAATCACGATGGCGAAAGCATACCAAAAAAGGCCCGCAGAGTTACTAAGCATTCATGATCCTTATACAGCGTACTGCTTTGATGAAGCGTGCCTGTACATAGATTCCAAGCGGTCGCTGGGTGAAGAACCCACCTATCGATACGAAACAACTTTCCTTGAGTTATATGGAAATCCTTGTCAAAACTGATTTGCGGGCGTATAATTCCCATGAAGGAGAGATGTTTATGAAAAAGTTTTTCGCATTGCTTTTGGCAGCAATTATGTGCTTTGCCCTAGCAGGATGCGGAGGATCAGGGACAGCCTCATCCGCAAAGGTTTCCTCTACAACTTCTAAGGTGACTGCGTCATCTAAAAGTTCCACTTCGTCGAGTACATCAAAAGCAAGCAATTCAGAGGATACAGATGCAAAACTAGATACAAATATGATTAAATCCGCTAAAGCTGCATTTAGTTCGGACTTTGGTTCTTTAAAGCTTGAAGATAAAGCTTTGAGTTCAGGAAAAGTTTCTTTATTTGTAGAAATCACAGCTGATATTAAAGATGGAACCGCCGATAAATTTATTTCATGCGCTTCTAACACCTTAAAAATGAGCTCTCTCGAGTCCTCAAAATATGATAGTATAAGCTTTACCATGAATTACACTAACGCAATATTAGTAGTTGATAAAAAAGGCACCGGGATAAATAGCAGTTTAACCTGTTTACGACTATCCGATTCTGAAAAGAAAGACTTTGAATTGGCTTATCAAAAAGATTCCTATTTTTCTGAGATAGACACTTTAAAAAATGCACAGCGTGATCTTGACAAAACAGAAGAACAATTTGATTCCAAAAAATAATTAATACCAAATCGAGCCTCGGGCACACTGCCCGGGGTATTTTTATACCCATTTTTAAACAGGAGGCGATTAAATGGCTATTGATTTAGGCGTAGCGGAAGGTCATATTGACCTTGACTTTTCCAACTTACAGAAAGGCGTCGCTTCCACAGTAGGTCAGTTACAGCAGCTTGAGCGTACTGGAAATCTTACAGAATCACAGCTGCGGTTGATGGAAACTGCTACTAAAGGTGTGGGCGGTGTGTTTAATGACGCCGCGCAAAAATCCAAGCGCTTATCGGCTGAAATTGAAGTTGCAAAGCAAAAGACGGAGGCTTATAAGACTGGAATATCCGGATTAAATGAGATTATCAAGAAGTCTCAGACCGAATATGATAAAACCGGAAAATCCATTGAAGAACTCTCCAAAAAATATGAGGCTTCTAAAGCAAAGGTGCAGGACGCTGCAAACGCACACGGTAAAGAGTCCGAAGAGTATCAAAAGGCAGTAAAGGCATCTCAGGAACTAAATAATCAGCTTTTGCAGGAACAGTCCAGGCATGCCTCTCTAGGACTCGAAATTGATGGATCTAAAGCAAAAATCAACGAGTATGCAGCCGCTATGAACAACACTCAGGCAGATATCCAGAATATGGAGCGCGAACTTAGCGTTGCAGAGAGCAAAATGCACGCCTTCGGTGTAGCTGCCGAAGGTATCGGAAGTAAAATGCAAAGTGCAGGAAAAGCAATCAGTGATGTTGGTGGAAAGCTTTCCCTTGCCGTTACAGCTCCTCTTGTTACCGCCGGCACTGCCGCCTACAAATGGGCTGAAAGCGCAGAAACCAGCTATGCAAAAGTCAGCACCATTGCGGATAGTACAAAGCTTTCATACGATCAGCTTAAAACTGGAATTACTAACGCGTCAAACCAAACAGGCATGGCGGTAACGGACTTAAACGAAGCTCTTTATCAGTCTATTTCTGCGGGCGTGGATTCAGGAAAAGCCATTGGATTTACAACCGACATGGTAAAGCTCGCGCGCGGTGGATTTACAGATACGGCAAAGGCTGTTGATGTTGTAACCACGGTGCTCAATGCCTACGGCTTGAGTGCAGACAATGCCTCTAGTATCAGTGACAAACTGATCACCACACAGAATATCGGCAAAACCACTGTTGATGAACTGTCGTCCAGTTTAGGGCGCGTAATCCCCACCGCCAAAGCCAATAATGTTGCGATTAATGATGTGTGCACGGCAATGGCCATCATGACAAAACGAGGCATCAGCACCGCAGAAGCTACCACCTATTACAACTCAATGCTCAATGGGTTAGGAAAAAGCGGCACTGCTGCAGATAAGGCTTTACGCCAAATGTCTGGGGAAGGATTTTCTGATCTCGTCGCAAAAGGTAAACCGGTTACGGAAATCCTGCAAATGCTGCAGGACTATGCGGGGAAGAGCGGCAAAAAATTAAGTGATATGTTTGAGGATGTTGAAGGCGGTAAAGCTGCTCTCTCCATTATGTCTGACAGCGGAAAAGAATACAACGAAGTTTTACAGCAAATGGCTAATTCTGCAGGTGCTGCACAATCTGCTGCCGACAAGATGGACGCTGCCCCTGCTATAAAAATGCAGAAAGAACTCAATAAAATTAAGAACGTAGGAATTGAAATTGGTGAAAAATTGCTTCCGTATGCTGAGAAGGGCATGTCGGCTATTAGTGACTTGGTAGATAAGTTTGATAAATTATCAGACGCCCAAAAAGATGCGGCCATCAAAGGCGCGGGGATCGTTGCAGCAGGTGGCCCGGTACTAAAGATTTTTGGAAAAATGACTTCTGGACTCGGTACTTTAACCTCTAAAATGGGAAAAGCTGCTGTATCCGCTACCGAGGGAAAAACTGCAGCTGATACTGTAGCAAAAGGTGCAGAGACTGCAGCAGCGTCCGGTCTTAAATTTGTAGGAGTTCTTGGAAAAATCCCAACGCCCGCAAAACTCGTCATTACAACTGCCACTGCTCTTGGTATTGGTATTGCTCTAGCGATGAAAAAGGCTCACGATGCTGCTGTATCTGCAGATCTTGCAAAGCATTTCGGAAATGTGAAATTATCCGCAGAAGAATGCCAAAAGGTAGTTGAGCATCTTACTAAAACAGACTGGACCGTAAAATTAAAGATGGCAATGGACGCTAAAAACAACGTGGACAGCCTCGAAAAGAACTTGGAAAGTACCATTGCTACAATCGAAAAAATGAACTGGAAAGTCTCGGTTGGAATGAAGCTCACAGAAACCGAAAAGGACAGCTACAAACAGGCATGTTCTGATTATGTAAAACAAGCTACCGACTATGTAGAATCTCAGCATTATGCGGTCAGTCTTGCCCTTCAGGTTGGGTTCAATGTAAACTCAGCCACCTACGCGCGCCTTTCTCAATTCTCCAATAACTTATATTCTTCTACTGAAACAGAATTAGCAGCTTTAGGACAACAATTGGCTGATGCTATAAATAAAGCCTTTGAAAACGGTACTTTTAGTAAAGATAATCCCGATATTACGAAAATCGAAAAGCAGATTAATGACAAAATCAAAGAGCTTTCAGACTTAAAGTACCGCGCGAAATTGTCTAATTTTTCGTGGGAATTGGATACTGGTAATTGGGGATTAGACTATGACAGCTTTAAAAAGATTGCCGATGAACAAAGTAAGGTAGTTGAGGAAATCCAAAAAAATGCTGATGATAATCAAGAGACAGTAAATGTGGTTATCCAAGAGGAATACGAGGCCAATGTCAAAGAAGGAATGAGCGAAGACGTTGCGAAAAAGATAGCAGACGATGCGCGCTCCGAAACACAGGCAAACGTAGATAATCAAAAAATTGATATTATTCTTAAGGGATGGAATTTTTCTGCCGGAGAAGTACAAAAAGCCTACGTAGACGAATTAAATTCAAAATTACCCGGATTTCAGTCAGATACGCAGCAATGGATTTCAAATCTTATACAATCAAATCAAAATGATCTACAAGGACTGTCTACTGAATTTCAGGCGGAAGTGGCACAGCATGGATCTAAGTTAAGCGATAGTGCAAAAAAGGCCATGTCAGACTTATACACTGCCATGGCTCCACAAAAATCGCAGCTGGAAAAGGTCGAACAAGATTGCCGAAACTCTGGGCGAGAAATTCCCCAGAGCGTTATTGACGGTTTATCTCAAATTAATGAGTGGGGTGCAGCTTCTGGAAATATCGATGCCATGTGGGCATATTTAGGCAGTCAAATTGCGTCTTCTCCTGAACAGATGAAAGCTTTGCAAGCAGCCTCAGAAAGTGGTGGAGCCATCCCCGATGAACTTGCAAAACAAATCGAGAATGCTTCTGGAGAGGTATACGATTCTACTACTAGAACATGGAATAAAATCTCAGAATCTTCAAACGCTAATGCCCCTATTGTTGCTGCTGAACTTACAAGACTTGGAAAGACCCCAGGAGATGCTGTGGCAGATGGATTATCTAAAAGCTATGATCTTACTTACGACGAGGCATCTAAGACTTGGACTGCAGTACAAAAGGCGGCAGAAGATAAAGCGCCAGACGCTGCTAATTCTAACAAGGAAGCTGCAGCAAATGCTACGCAAGGTACTGCAGACGGAATTGAAAGTAAGTCGGGAGATGTAAACTCTGCAGTCGATAATGTAGTTAAAGGTGCATCCAATCAAGTTTCTGTTTCAACACAGAATCTTAAAACCGCAATGCAGAACGCCGGTATCGAACCTACCGACGCCCTGATCAATATTTTAGCCAATAAAGCCCCTGAGGTACAGTTACAGGCAATTAATCTGATTAGTCAACTACAGACTGCAACAGAAGACCAACGTCCCAATATTATTGCTGAACTAAATGGGTTAGGTATTGACGTCGATCAGGCTCTGAGCTCCGGAATGACGGATAACGCCGGCAATGTTTCCGGTGCCGCCGGAGATACCGCAGAGGGTGCAAAGAATGCATTAACCGGCGCTGGGCTGGAAGATACTGCAAACACTGTTGGATCAAATACTGGCTCTAACCTAGCCGGTGGAATCAGCGGAAAAAGCGGTGATGTATCAGGCAGTGCCAACACAATTGTAGGTGCCGCCGCACAAATATTCACTAATTATGGTTTGGAAGCCCTTGCAAGCACTATTGGAGCCGGCACCGGATCAAATCTTGCCGGTGGGCTTAGCGGAGAAGAAAGGGCAAACAAAGCTGCTGCTAATTTGATTGCGGATACTGCCCAAACACCTATATCTGCTTTAAGAGGAGCATCAGCTGCATGGGGTTCTGATATGGGAGCTAATTTTGCAGGTGGTATTAGCAGCATGTGGAACAAAGTCCATGATGCAGCCTGGAGTCTTGCCAATACGGTGAAAGGACTATTGCATTTCTCCCGCCCTGACTATGGTCCTATGCGAGATTATGAGAAGTGGCCGGTGGACTTTGTCAATCGGTACGCAGAACTTTTAAAGCAGTCCTCCCCTGCTATAGAAAAGCAGTCCAGAGCGATTGCAGAACGCATGCGCGATGCTATGACCGTAAAACCAACTATTGACACGAGCACCTGGGAATCCGTCAATGATGTGGTGCAGGGACAAAAACTGCCTTTAAAGCAGGTCCTTAAGGTACAGTACGATAAGGATAACGCCAACACTTATAAACAAGCCATTACTGACGGAATCTTATCTCTTAAAAAAGAACTTACCGCATCACTTATGTCCGCGGCTCCGGATGTCACAATCAATAACAACGGAAACCAACAGATGGATGCAGCGGCAGCGGCGGCAGCTTTCCATCGCCAGCAGATCAAAGCCGCACACGGACTATAAAAGGAGGGATGCCTATGGAATACTTTAAAAATCTCACGACCAGAAAACAATTCGATATCGACTATGACCGCAGGATCTTATACACCTACGATCTAGGAACAATTCCCGCAAACTTTACAACGTCAAAAGGGGTCGATCAAATTGGAGAATCCGTCCTGCATACGGATCTCGGACCCCGGCCACTGGAATTTGTATGCTATCTGAAGGCAGACTCACAAACAGAAATGGATTTATTGGAACGCTCTGTGCGTTCCTTTTTTAATCCATTGCAGAAATTCCAGTATGTAGACACCATTAAAGACCGCGTGATCTCTTTCCAACTCAAAAACACGCCGGATATCAAAGACAATCATGCAGATGACACTTCCTATCTTTTGGAATTTGACCTATCAGCTACAGCGTATGAGCCATGCTACAGAGCGATTGAATCAAAGTCTGTACAGCTTGCACAGTGGATCAAGAAGTTCAAGTTTCCAACCGCCTTTAAAGCGATTACTTTTGCTACCCGTGAGCAGTCATTAATTAAAAACATTTATAATCCCGGAGATCTGCCATGCGGAATGCTGATTACATTTCAGGCACATGCAGCAATCAAAAATCCCGGCATACTCAACGCAAATACCCGCGAGTATTTCCAGTTTGACCATTTGGATATGCAGTCGGGGGATGTTGTCACGGTGGATACGGAAAACCAGTCTGCAGATCTGCTGCGAGGCGGAGTACACACAGATATCAGTAATCTTGTTGACCCCGACTGTGACTATCTGCAACTCAACGCCGGAGATAACGTTCTGCGGTATTATTCTGACACAAATACGGACAGTCTGGACTGCGGGATCACTTATGATCCAATTTATCTATGAGGAGATGATATAGATGGTCCTCACTTGCTATACTCCCCCACCCGCCGGACAGACGATCCCGCCCAACTACGGACGAATCAAAGTTACATCACTTGACGTCAAACGCAAGTACAACGACGTCGGAGAGATGGACTTACACTGTGTCATTTCTCCGCACAATCTTGACCTCCTAAAGCAAGAAAACATTCTGCACAAGCGCGGCGACGAAACGGCCTACATCATTAAAAGTGTAGAAAAGGTGGATATGGACGGTCAATTTGAGCTGTCTGTTATTGCCTATGATCTATCGATCCTGTTAAAAGACCGATATAATCTTGAGACACAGAATTTTAACAACACGGAACTCGATACCGTTGTGCGGACACTGGTCGGACGATCATTAACTCAAAACAATCTCACTTTTAGGGACTCTTCTGCAGCTTCTTACATGGCAGCACGGAGCGTCCCTCATTTTGTATTAGGACCTGCCTTATTAGGTACTCCCAAAGTAAGCCTACAGGACACCTACGGCGAGATCTTATCCCTAGTCACCAAATTATGCCAGGATAACGATATCGGCTTTAAAACGGTGTTCGACCGCAAAACATGGACATACAGATTTCAGCTATACCGAGGGCTTGACCGGACAATCGGTCAAACAACTAATCAACGCTGCATCTTTTCCAAAAAGTATGACACTATCCTCGGAGAAAGCTATTTGGAGAATAACGCTGATTATAAAAACGTCGCCTTTGTAATGGGCGAAGGTGAAGACAATGCGCGTATCGGCGTGTTTGTGCGTCTGCCTAACACAGAATCGGAAATTCCTAGGGAGCTGGTGGTCGACGCCCGCGATCTGCAGAAAGCAGACGGCGAGTCAGACGGCAGCTACAAATCGCGGCTAAAGCAGCGTGGTTTAGAAAAGCTCACCGAAAACAAAAACGTCTGCACTGCAACGGAACGAATCCGGCCGGACGGCAAGAAGCAATACAAAAAGGATTGGGACTTAGGGGACCTTGTCACCTGCATGAATAAAGAGTGGGGATATCACCTCAACACCAGAATTCCAACAGTGGAAGAGGTATACGATTCTTCCGGCGCAACGTACACACCAACGCTCGGAAACGACATCCCGACGCAGAATGATAAGATCAAAAAGCTGCCTATCCCCTACGCTCATATCGTGGGAGCACCAACATTATCCACCGCAGCCTACACTGGAGAATACACAGACATAAAGGGAATTCCCAACAAGTACGACGTGGGAGATATTTATATCAGTACGAAGAGCACCAGTCCCGCATCAAAATACGGCGGGACATGGCAGCCTTTAGGAGGGAAGTTTTTATTCGCCGCTTATAGTGATCCTAATTCAATCTATTATGGAGGCAAAACTGGCGGAGAAAAAACGCACACCTTAACTACAACAGAAATGCCGAGCCATTCTCATGATGTAAAAGACAATATATATGGAACCCAAATATGCCGTGGAGACGGTGGAGGTGGAAGTATATCTGCTTATAGGGTTAATACCCTAGCATTGCAAAATGATTCAAATAGTAGATTCACTGCATCCGCACAGGGCGGCGGTCAACCACACAATAATATGCCTCCATATCTATGTGTTTACATGTGGGAACGAATTTCATAAGGAGGAATTATCATGAAAATTTTAGATCAACAGGGCAATGAGATCCTTAACCCAGATCTTACGAAAGGCCATTTGAAATCAGATAAGCTGACAATCCACCACGATGCAGTGGCGGCCGTTGCGGAACAGTCGCACATTGAAGTTATAAAAGAATATGAAAACGGCGGAAAAGATGTTGAAAAGGTTGTCGATGTACCAGGAATATTGGGCTGTGACGCCTACGACGAGTACGAAGATATCCAGCGCTATATTCCCTACACGGAAGCAGAACTTGCCGCAATCGAGAAGCAGAAAAGCACACCAACTCTCCCTGTCCGGATGGCTGCGGTAGAAGAATTATTATTGTCCCAGATGATTGGAGGTAATGCTTAATGATGAGTGCAATTGCTAATTTTTTGATGATCCAGTACAAGCTTGGAAACGTGACAGCTGCGCAGATTAACACACTGGTTGGAAAAAATTTGACTCAGGCGGAAGCCAATGAAATTACGGGTGGTGAGAAATAATGGCAGAACATTCCAGCTTTTTTAATGGCCCAACTTACGACGCAGCGGATTTCGCTGCTTTTTTTGCGTCATTTTTTAAAAACGGCGTGTTCGCACGTCCAGCAACCGGTCTGCAAGTACGGGCACGACACAATGACATGCGAGTTACTATTTCTCCTGGTGTGGCTTTTATCGATGGATATCGTTATGAGCTCGACAACAGCGATTCGGAATTTAATTTTACAGTACCAACAGCGAATGGAAGTCTCGATCGAATGGATATTATCGTTGTACGGCGTGACCTGGTGAATCAGATCGCAAAACTTGTTTACATTGCCGGTACCGCCGCAAGTAATCCGTCGGTACCAGCTTTGACACGGACAAACGACGTTGACGAGATACAGCTTTGCAAAATTAGTGTAACTCATGGTGCTGTAAAAATATCAGACTCGGATATTACAGACACTCGGTTTAATGACAGCATGTGCGGAATTGTAGCCTCAGCAGTGACCGACGTCTCTACCAAAGAATTGTTTGCACAGTACAATGCAATGTATCAAGACTTTCAGACCAAAGTTAACAATGCATTTAGTACCTGGTTTGCAAACGTCCAAAATACATTATCCGGAGACGCTGCAGGAAATCTGCTCATTAAAATCAACGCCATATCAGACAGCAAAGGCCAGGCAAACGGAATCGCCGGACTGAACAGTGATGGTGTTGTCCCTCCGGAACAGGGGGGCACCGGGCAGAAGTCCTTAGCTGATACCCGTAATGCTATGGAATTAGGATCATCCGGTCCCGTACCAGTATCCAGCGGCGGCACGGGGCAGAATTCACTTTCCGCTTTTCGCAATGCAGCTGGCTTGGGCAATACAACCGGCCCGCTGCCAATCGCAAACGGCGGTCACGGGTGTAATAACCGTGTAGATGGTCTGCACGCGATGGGCATTAACTGGGGTACTTGGGCAGCACCTGCCACTGCAGCCGCCAACAGCTTTTATATTCAATTGTTATGATGGGAAGTGGTTTAAATGGCTGAATGGTACGGCGGCAATAGTGACTACAGTTATTATTGGGGCACCGGCACAACCCAAGCATACTTATCCGCATACATTGAAATTATCAGTGAAACCGTTGCCCGGGTACATGTACACGCATCTACAGCCTGTATCAATGGTGGGATGAGCGAATACGGTGTTCACACGCAGTGCGGAGCAGGAGACAACAGCACCAATTGGTCTGGCGTATATGGAGGAAATAACGTTTGGGTCGGGCAAGTGGAAGGCTCCTGGGACTTTAGCCGGGGCGCCAGTGATTATGATGTTACCGTATTCGGAAAATACTGGGGCGATACGGTCAACGGATACGGTCCTGCCGGCAACAACGGCGAGGTTTATAGGACTCTTACAATTCCCTCACGTCCCTATTATCCTGCCGGCGCTCCATCCGCCAAAGTATCTAAAACCCAAGTGCCGATCGGGATGGCGATCACGTTATCGTGGAGCAAATCCAGCACGCAGGGCAACGCAAGCTTCGACCATTTCGAAGTTACCGACGGACTCGGTGCGCGGCTGTACGTTGGATCCGGAACCAGTATCCGGACGGTGCCGAGCAAAATACTTGATCAGTACGGCAAAGACAATTACTACAAGCGGATATTAGAAGCCAACAAGAATTTTAAAAAAGGCTGGGTCTATTATGCAGTCTGGGAAGTGCACGAGTGGTACAGATTTTACCTATCCTCCCCCATTTGCTGGGTCGGAGTCGAAGTTAAATCCGGCGTGATCACGGTGTACGACTCAGCCGGGAAAAAACACGTTGGGCTCGTGACTACCTATGACGGCAGCGGAAGACCTCACTTTGTCTTGATCTCAGCTTACGATTCGAGCGGAAAAAAGCATGATACACAATAAGGAGGAAAATAAATCATGATAGAATTGACCGTCAGCAAAACGTCTGACAGCCCATCTGTGTTTTCATTATCGCCGAAAAACATTGATCTTGGAGGAAAACAAGCTAGTGGTGTAGACTTTCTGCGCGTCAGCGTTCCTCCCGACTGGCAAGGGAAAACAGTCAGAATTACATTTGTTCACACTACAAATAGCCAAAAAGTCTCCGTGATTTTGCCGGAAACCGGAATCGTCAAATTGACGTCCGATATTACGTCGTGCAGCGGCGACATTGTGATTGATGCTGCAGGCACAGACAATTATGCGGCATATAGCATGGGTTGTCATTACACGGTATACAACCATCCAGACACCGGGAGCAACGGACAAGTTATCACACCAGACGAATACCATCAATTTGTCGGCGAAGTTAAGAATTATAGCGACTTGGCAAAATCAAGCGCAGACAAGGCAATGGCATATACTACAACTTTCCAAAATTCCGGATATCATAACAGCATTTACCGTGGAAAAGATATCAGCTCGAACGAGGCTGACGGCTCCATGTATACCAATATTGCAAGTGGAACTTTTGACGATATTTTTGTTGGGGACTATTTTAATAAAACAGTGAATGGCCAAAATTATGTGTTCCAAGTTTTAGGCTGTGATATAAAAATGAATCGAGGAAGCACGCCGTTAACTGCGCATCATATCGTTGTAATGCCGACTACAAGCTTTGGCTCTTACAAAATGAATGATACCAATACAACAGATGGTGGATATGTAGGCAGTAAAATGTATACTGATGTTTTGCCGGTATGGGCGGGATATCTTAGTAATGCGTTTGGTTCACATTTAATCACAAGCAAAGAATTACTAGTAAATGCCACTTCTTCCGGTTCCCCTTCTGGTTGGTCTTGGTTCGACTCTACCGTTAATCTTATGACCGTTGAGGAAATCTTGGGTCATGGAACGTTTGGAATAAGTCATTACGAATATTATTTCAATATCGGAATTTCTTACGGTCAACTTCCATTATTCCGGCTTTCTCCCGATAAAATCTGCATAAGATATGCAACATATTGGCTGCGAAATATTCCGCAGTCCACATATTTTTCGACGGTTAACAATGAAGGGTATGTACATATTACACCGGCATCTGCCAGTGCAGAACTACGACCATATTTTCTTTTAGGATAATAAGGAGGGCTTATGAAAATTTTAGATGAGAGTGGAAATCCGATTACCGGTACGCCTGATTTCAGCACAGGAAGGTATTTGCAGAATTCTGATGGTGATTTAGTTTTTACAAAATACACTGATACAGAGTTAGAAGATATAAAAAAGCAGGAAGAGTCAGACCCGATCGTGCAATTACAGATTGAATTGGAGAAAGTACAAAAAGTTTTGGAGGATAAATCATGAATACCAAAGTAATTATTTACACTGACGACCTCTATCAGGCCGCACAGAAAGAAATCAATCACCAGGAAGCAGAGAAAGGAGATGTAGAATAATGAATATCGTACAAATGCTTTGCCCGCCTGAAAAGTATGGGATCAAATGCCCCTACCCCATGGCTGCGACCCGCGTCGTAATCCATAATACATATAACGACGCCTCTGCACGCGATGAGATTGCTTACATGATCGGCAACAACAACGAGTGTTCTTTTCACTATGCGGTTGACGACCAGGAAATTGTGCAGGGAATTCCTGAAAACCGGAATGCCTGGCATGCAGGCGACGGAAACGGCCCCGGAAACCGTCAGGGAATCGCGATTGAAATTTGTTACAGTTTATCCGGTGGGGAACGTTTTGACGTCGCAGAGCGCAACGGTGCGCAGCTGGCGGCTATGCTTCTTAATAAGTATGGCTGGGGCATTGATCGGCTCACCAAACACCAGGATTATATGGACAAGTATTGTCCCCACCGGACACTTGACCGAGGTTGGGGACGCTTTGTAGAAATGGTGCAGTCCTATATGGACGGGAACACTCCGTCTGATACCGTCAGTACTGCCGCCTCTGTTGATAATACTGGCAAGGTCAGCGCTGCCTATCGGGTCCGCACTAAAGAGGACGGCTGGCTTGATGAGGTCTGGGACGACAATGATTTCGCAGGTCTACGGGGGCACAAAATTACAGACGTCGCGATCGGTGTAACCCAGGGCTCTGTCCGGTACCGTGTCCATGTATGCGGCGGTGACTGGCTGCCGCGGGTAACCGGCTACGATATCAATGACGACAACAACGGATATGCAGGTAACGGTCAGGAGATTGACGCGCTGGAGGTATATTATTACTCTCCTGCCGGCATGTGCCCGCTCCGCTGCGCCCATTACAAGGTCAGTCCCAATCTGCAAAGTTATTACCCGGAGCAGATCGACGATCAGGCGGATGGATATGCAGGCGTATTTGGCAACACTCTTGACCGTTTCCAGATGACGGTCGCATAAAAAGAGGAGAGAAAAAATAAAATGGATTCATTAACAAAAACAAAGGCGGTATTTACCGCCGTCGTGGGAGTATTGGCATCGTGGCTCGGCGAACTGGCCGTGCCGATGTTGGTGCTGGTTATTTGTAACTTGATCGACTATGTGACCGGATTAGCGGCAGCATCCAAACGCGGTCAAAAGATCAGCAGCTATCGGGGTATTCAGGGCATTGCAAAAAAGGTCTGCATGTGGCTTTTAGTTGCAGTCGGTGCCGTGCTTGACTGGCTGCTCGTTTATGCAGGAGACAAGCTCGGAATGTCAATCCATCTTCCGATGCTGATTGCGTCGCTTGTAGCGGTTTGGCTGATCTGCAATGAACTAATCAGCATTCTCGAAAATATCGGAGATATTGGAGTTCCGCTTCCCGGGTTCTTAGGTCGGCTAGTCTCAATGCTAAAAAGCAAAGTCGATTCTCAGGTGCCGGACGATACCGGAGATCAAAAATAATAAAATATAACTTATAAGTAATAAGCCTATCGGGGAACAAAATCCTCGATAGGCTTATTTTTTTGCTATTTTAAATATTTTATTAACTGATATAGATGATCTCCCTTTAACCCAGTCTCATCACGATCTAGCTTTCTGTTCCAAAACAACACAAATCCGTTGCGACTATAAAAATCCACTAACTTTTGATTGTTTTCACATTCTATGTATACAGTTTTTCCACTTAAAATAGAAAGAGCTTGTTTTACGCTATCCAATGCCAAAGATAAAAGTTCATCCCCGGAAATTAATTGATTATAAGAATTATAGAAATTCTTTCCCAATTGACCAATTAACGGAGAAGGAATAGTGGTCACTCTTTTTGCGGCATCATATTCTCCAAATTTTTCTATTCTTCTCATAAGGGATTGACTGATAGAACCAGATTGTACAGTTAATACCTTGTTTGCTAAAGCATAATAGCCAACAAGAACATTTTCATTTTTAAAGGATGTAAAAACTAAAAATGTAGATGATATTGAACTTCTATAAAAAGGTACTGCTTTTTGCCGTAAAAAATATTCTACATCCGGGGCCATAGGACATTGAAAATCGGAGAGAATTTTGCTAGTTTTATCCTCTCCGATTGCTTTGACCATATCTCTTAAATTTATAATAACATATCCATCCATTACTTTAATCCAAACATCTGCCTTATAGCATCACCTTTAGTAATATGACGCACTTTTCTCCCAATATGAACGTGAATACTTCCTTTGTTCTTGGAGTTTTCAAGTGCAGAAACCAATGAGGCGGCCTCTTTATCATTGCTTATTACAATGTTTTTCAAAATGCTTTTTGTAGCCAT